GAAGCTATCTAGGTACTCATACTGAGCCTTGCAGTCTTTAACAGCCGCTGAAGCCCCATTACGGATGCTCACAGTAGGCCACTTGCTGCCTGTCATCTGATACGAAGCTAGGGCATCTAGTTCACCTTCGACAATGGTGATGTACTTACCTTCTTTCTGAAACAAAGACTGTCCGAAAAGTGTCGCTTTCTGAAAGTTTCCGGCGATGGAGAATGTCTTGTTCTCTACAGATCGAATCTTCTCAGCTACCTTCAAGCCTGTCTCATCAAAGTAAGGATAGTAGTGCTTCCCTGTCTCCTGTGTGACACCGAAGAACTCACAGGTTTCCCTGACGATCCCTCTGTCCACTATGGCCTTCACTTCCCCTTGTGTCTTCATTTGAAATACCTTTGTTGTCTGTTGTTTATACGCAACAGGCTCATCATTTGAGCTATTGACGTAGTTATGACAAGCATGACAGTATGAATGCCCATCGTCATAGAGTGAGTTCGCGTCTGAGCTACCACAATGGTCACAAGAGGTGTGACGTAGGAACTTAGACGCTACCTTGAGGTTACCCGTAGTAATCATCGCAATCATTCTCCTTGTCTACTGGTTCATCACCTGTGCCTCCACAATGGTAGCAACTAGAACCATCGTACATGCCCTCGCCTGAGCCATTACAGACATGGCAGTAATCAAACTCGTCTATCTCATCGGTGTAGTCTTCATTGTCTTCATCGTGTTCCATTTTTGGGAAACTCCTTCTTAATCCATCTATCAAAGTTAGCATCTACTTCGCTAGGCTTTAACCGCTTCTTATGGTGTGATCGCTTAGGTGGCACTGGTGTCCATGTAGGCCACGGAGCATTGGGTACAAGTATTGTCTTCATTGTTTATGCTCCCGTCTTGGTAACAAAAGATTGAGAATGTAATTTAGTACGCTCATAGCTTCACATCCTCCCACTTAGACAAGTCCTTGATGATGTCCGCTAGAACGGTCTCAGACAGCCCTTTATAGGCTTGGTAGCCTTGGGTAGCTGCCTTGAGACTTTCGAGCATCTGACAGGCTTCTAAGCCCTTCAGAGCATACTTGTGAGCCATGACCTGCTCAGGTTTAGACAAGTCATACGTTAATGTTGCTGTACCAGACATATAAATACCTTTCTCTGTCACTTAAGTGACACCTTGATTAAAGTTAAGACAAAGACAAACAAAGATATCACCATTGTTTCTCCCCCATTGCAGTTCTTAAGTCCCCTATGACTTTATCCCATCCGTAAATGACAATCAATTCAACAAAAGCATTCATTGTATGGACATAGTGGAATTCTTCGTTCATTAGAGTCTGTTCTCTAATTTCTTCATCGTTTGTAGACATAAAATCTTTCATGTTGTACCCCTATTAACTTTAAAGTAGTTTTAAAGATAGACAATAAAGTAGTATTTACTTTAATGTCTGCTTTAATGTTCTTCATGTTCATCATAGTCTCTATAGTTCTCTATAGTATCTATAATGATGTCATGAAGTCCTGTAGAATCCCCTGTGTCCGCAATATCGTCATCTTCATCGGTGTCGAAGTCCTGTTCTGTCATCAATGCTCGATTGTCGATTGTAGGAATGATTGTCTTCACATCTTCAAAACAAACTTTACATAAGTCTAAGAACTGAAATGTAATGGCGTGTTTTCGTGTCGCTTCAAAATCAGATAGCAGACGATCGCAGTTTACGCAGTGCATTTATAGCCTCTCTATTCAAGTTGAACATGGTTGCCTAGGTGCAGATATTACCCTACTTCTATTAGAGCCTTCTAGACCCCTTTAAAGCCTTCCTAGAGGCATTAGAACCGATATGGCCCCTCACTTTTAGAGTAATCCTCTACCAACTTCTGCCTTATGTCTTCTAGTTCACTGATAACATCAGCTAAGAAGTCCATTTTAGTCACCCATCCACAATCATCATAATTGCTTCTAAGTTTTACAAAACCTTCACCCAATGAATCATCCCACATTAGGGACAGTAATGCGTATTTCATGGTTTATCTTTCAATCATAGGTGCATCAGGCACTTTAGCCCTTTGCTGTTGATCATACTCTCGCTGTTGTTCAGGCGTCCACGGCTTAGGCGGACACTCAGATGGGAAAGGCCAATAGGAATCTACCATAAATCCTCCGCTATGATAAAGTCAATACAATAGCAAATGAGAATCATTGTCATTTAGATGCTCCCCATTTCAGCGAAGGGAACGATTCTAATGGGTGTTTACCATCGAAAAAGGCATCTTGAAGCAATGTCGAATCCGTGTCTAGATCGACATAGATGGTCATAGGTGCGAAATTGTGTCTCTCATAAGCCAAATCGTAAGCCATTGCCTCAGATTCTGCCTCAATGGTGTAGTCGCTGTGATAATTGCCGTTAGTGTCTTCCACATAGACATTGTAGGTTTTAATCATTAATGACCCCCTGTGCTTTGGTTTCCTGTTGTGCATAGTCAAAGATGTCAAAGGCGACATAATTGACCCCTTCATCGTCAACCCTCAGGATTAGATCGTAATCTTTCCCATCAAGGGTGAATTGAATGTGTTTATCTTCTCTCATGTTATGCCCCATATGCTTCAATGTAATCATCTACGGCCTCTTGTGCCGTTTCTGTGCCGATATACCATTCAGGCTTAGTGTCTAGCACATCTTGGGCATCTTCTACGGTAAACACTAGCCCCAAGGTAGAGGCGTAATCAATTATCTCTTGAATTGTCGGTTGTTTCATGATGTCATTCCCCTAGGTGGTAAGTTAAATTGTCGATCGAATCCATGCAATTATCCCATTCCCTGAAATAATCTAAGTCTGTCACATCAGCATAAGCATTCAAAGCAGGTGAATACTTCTGTAGTACTTTATTCATTTCAGACATCAATGCCTTCAATTCGTCACGTGTTGATGCTAGTTCGTCAGCTAATGGGTTGCCTTCGCGCCACAATCGGCGCTCTAATTCAATAAAATCACGATTGTTTAGCATTCTTTAATCCTCCGCGCGTCTGTTACATGGATAATTTGAAAGTGATCCTCAAAGTATTGTTTATTCTCAGCAACAATCCTTTCATGAAGCTTACGCCCCAAGCGAATTAGATCCTCCGCTTCCTCATAGGTTAAACCCTTATGCTCTGAAAATGTCGTCATTGTCAAATAATCGTTAATGTATTCGAGATATGCGTCTTGAATTGTCTCTTTAAGTGTAGGTTTACGTTTAGCCATTATCAAACCCCTTGAAAAGTATTGTTTAAACCGATTTTAAGGGCGTTTTTAGCCGCTTTTTTGCTTTTCTTATGTGCATGATACGTCCGAACACTTTCACGCCACTTTAGCGCGAATCCTAGTGGCTTTGGAGACAATTCATCCAATAGGTTTACAATACGTAATGGCGCACCATAGTAATATGGCCCCATATCTTCGCCTAATTCCTTATATCCGAATTCGCCCCTTCGCAGTGTCCAGCGACATATCATCCCATAAACCCGTTTTATCCCTTCTGGGTTTGTTGATTCGATAACCGCATACCATACCCGTCCGCGCATAGATTGATCAAGTTTCAATGTAACGTAGTGGCTTACCGATTGATTCTTTAAGTACTTTTTTAGATTCGTAGTTGAAAACTAGCATATGTGCTTATCCTTCGCAAGTTATCGGGCAAAGTTACCCCGTAAACCCTAGAATTAAGGGCTTACAGTGTAGATCTACAGTGGCTTAAAATCTAGCGATATATTCCGCTTCAATTAAGCCATATGATCCCGATTGTTTAAGTTTAGCCATTAGATCCGGATATTCGTAAGACATAATCTTGAAAATTTCAATGTGCTTAGTGTTCAAATTGTGCGCTTGAATTCTATACATGGTAAACCCCTTAGTTAACTACGAAACCAGTATTGTCACGTTTTGCGGCGCCCTTAGCGTATAAGCCTACAATTACCCCTTGATCATCCAAGTGTCTTACGTCCGAATTGTCTCCGGACACTACGCGAATACCCTTGAATGACAATGGGATATTTTCAATTTTACGGAAAACAACCGCCATTCGCATACCCTTCGATTGTGCTTTTTGGACATAAGGGGCAAAAGTAGAGACACCACTGTAAGAGAATGTTAAATCATAGTTTACGGGCAAATCTTTGCGGTTTGCGTCCTTCGTATAATCGTAGAATTGCACTGTAGGGAATGCTTCGAAGATATTAGCGTACGGTACCCCGTCAATCGTTACTGGTATTGTCTCCCATCGAATGTCACTGGTTCCGTTCAATCGTACTAATGGATCTAGTTTTTTAGCATATGCTTTTTTGATCAAACTTTGGACATTCTTAACTAGTTGATCCATGAATTCTGCACGTGCTTCGAAAAAGTACAGTGTCTTATCTATGCGTGATTGTTGAACGCTATTGAATGCACCACGTCCGGCACTGTAGAGACATGCCACCGCACATTGTGCCTTATGCGCCATCGAACATGTATTGTACTTAGTAGTATTTGCGGGCGCGAGATAGAGAATACCAGTTAAGTACCCGATCTTCTCGCCCTTGATTGTTTTGCTATCTGCAGAGATAGAGAGAAGGTTTTTAGATTTCTTGAATGTAGTCATGATGTATCGATCCTTGATAAGTGAGTGAATGATTAGTTTATGCGGTTAACCAAATAACCACAATAGCGATAAACCCTAAGACATAAATAATTTTATCTGTTACTTGATTGTGCATGTTAAGCCCCTTGATTGTGTGTTGATAACGTAGTTTATATTGCACGATGTATGCCAACTAAGATTTTGTAGTACTGCAGTATTACTTATAGGATATACGTTGATATTATGTAACCTATTGTCTTATGTGTTGTTTTTATGCAACACTATTGATGCACTAATATGATGCATTTATGCCCCATAATGAATAAACTGTTGATAACTTTTAACTGTTTTGGTGCAGATTTGCTTACACGAAACTGACTGTTGTTTTTATACCACACTTCAGAGACTAGGTGTTTACCCTTAGATCTAAATAGTTATACTAAATAGGTGCTACATAGCTACTCACACTGTCTCTTTTTAGCAACACTTCATAGCACTGTTGTGTAAATACAACACTTCACTGACTGCTGAGTCATTAGCGAATGATTCTCATTAGTACTTGATAGGGGGGGAGGGGGAGGCTTGGGTGTTTACTTTTGTGGGAGCCTCCTAAGTACACAAAAAAGAGTAATTAAGAAAGTAGACAATCATGACTAAAAAGTCTATAGAAATCATGGAACTTAACATAATAATTGGGGACAGGTTAGATCTATGGAGATAATCTGTGCACAGGAGGGCTGTCATAGGCCCTTGAGGTCATGAAAGTGGACACAAGAGGTCTATGAAGTCACATAGGAGACAGTAGACTAAATAAAGTTAAGAAAGTACTTGACAAATGAGAAAAGTACTATATAATTCTCATTGAAGGTTATCCTTCCAAGAACTCAAATGAAGTCTAAGTAGACGGGCTACTTAGTTAATACGGGAAGTTCTTAATGAGTTACTTCAATGGACAACTTCCTAAGTTGTACACAAGAGGTAAATAAAGTAGTATAATATACTTCATTAAGATTCTTGTACGTTAATGAAACTTACTAGGTACTCTAGAGTACTATAGGTAGTGTATTCCCTATTGTTATTTATTATTATCTATCTCCTATAAGGACAAAGATGGAACAGAGCACAGAGTTAAAGGTTAGTAGCTTGGATTCTCTCAAGCGAGGACGAGGTAGGCCCAAGAAGGGTGAGATAGTAGCTAAGAAGTCCAAGAATAGAGGAACCTTAGGTCGTCCTAAGGGTGATAAGGCTATTATCGATGAGTACAAAGCTAGGATGCTTAACTCCCCTAAGTCAGCTAAGGTCTTAGAGACTATCCTCAATGCAGCTCTCAATGATGACCATAAGAACCAAGCAGCTGCATGGAAGCTAGTCGTAGATAGGATAATGCCAGTAAGTGCCTTCGAACAAACTAAACAAGGATCTGGTACTCCTTCTATTAGCATTAACATTACAGGTCTCACTGCGCCTGTGGTTGATGCTGAAGAAGTTATGTATGACATCACGGACGTAGAGGCTAAGAACGAAGTGGACAATGATGACTAGTCTCAACTTTGAACTCCTAAAATGGCAGCAGTCTGTCTTCGCTGATAAGCATCGCTTCAAGGTCGTAGCAGCTGGACGACGTTGTGGTAAGTCTAGGCTCTCAGCTGTGACCCTCCTCATTGAGGCTCTGAATTGTCCTGAAGGGTCAGCTGTGATGTACATAGCACCTACCCTAGGACAAGCTAGAACTATTATGTGGGACTTGTTGCTAGACCTAGGTAGACCAGTCATCAAGTCATCTCACGTTAATAACTTGGAGATCACCCTTGTCAACGGAAGAAAGATTCTGGTACGTGGTGCTGATAATCCTGATTCTCTACGGGGTGTCTCTCTTACTTACGTAGTGCTAGACGAGTGTGCCTTTATCAAGGAAGACACATGGCAGAAGATCATACGAGCTTCCCTGTCTGACAAAAAAGGTAGAGCCTTGTTCATCAGTACCCCTAGTGGACGTAACTGGTTCTACGATCTGTTCAACCTAGGTCAAGAAGAGACTGACGAAGAATGGCGAAGCTGGCACTACACCACCAAGGACAACGAGACTATCGATCCTAAGGAGATTGAAGCTGCTGAGAGGACTCTAAGCTCCTTTGCCTTCAAGCAAGAATACTTGTCTTCCTTCGATACTGCCGGTAGTGATTTATTTAAAGAAGAATGGTTAAAGTACAAAGATGAACCTCAATATGGTGATTACGTCATTGCGATTGACTTGGCGGGTTTTGAAGATGTGGCTAAGAACGCGGGAGCCTCTAAGAAGCGCTTGGATGAATCAGCGATCACTGTCTGCAAGATACTAGACAACGGTGACTGGTGGGTTAAGAAGATCATCCACGGACGTTGGGACATCAGAGAGACTGCTTCTAAGATCCTCCTAGCTGTCAAGGAGTATCAACCTGTCGCTGTGGGTATCGAGAGAGGAGCCTTGAAGAATGCTGTGATGCACTACCTTCAAGACTTGATGAGGAAGAACAATGTGTATACGCACATCCACGACCTCACCCACGGGAACAAGAAGAAGACAGATAGGGTCGTATGGGCCTTACAAGGTCGTTTCGAGCATGGACGTATCTCCTTGAACGTCGATGAGGATTGGAAGCAATTTGAGGATCAGTTCATTATGTTCCCCGCCACAGGGGTTCACGATGACTTGATTGACTCCTTGTCTTACGTGGATCAACTGGCTATGACTAACTACCAGCAAGACTACGAAGAAGACGATCACGAAGTTTTAGATGTAATATCAGGATACTAATATATGACTATTAAACGAGGAAGCGAAGAGTTCGCAGGTTACAACAAACCTAAGAAGACTCCCGGTCATGCCACTAAGAGTCACGCTGTCTTAGCTAAGGAAGGTGATGAGATCAAGTTGATCCGCTTCGGTCAGCAAGGCGTAGAAGGTAGTCCTGACGGTTCAGCTCGTAACAAAGCCTTCAAAGACCGTCACGCTAAGAACATCGCTAAAGGTAAGATGTCAGCAGCGTACTGGGCTAATAAGGTTAAGTGGTAATAATAAACTACTTGACAAATTACTACTTTTGTGATATATTCCGCACAATATAATTAGGATACCCCGCACATGGCTGAAAATATGAACAACAGTGATGAAGCTCAGTTTGAAGAGCCATCTGAGAACGACAAAGAACTCGTATCGTGGGTGATGGATCACTGTGAGCGTTGGCGTGACTTCCGTGACGCTAACTACATTGATAACTGGGAAGAGTACGAGCGTATCTTCCGTGGTCAATGGCAAGCTAGTGACTCCACTCGTGAGTCGGAGCGTTCACGTATCATCTCCCCTGCCACTCAGCAAGCCGTTGAGACATCCCATGCTGAGATCATGGAAGCTGTGTTCGGTCAAGGTGAGTTCTTCGACATTGAAGATGACGTCAAGGACATCAACGGTCAGCCTATCGATGTAGGCATGTTGAAGGCCATGATGATGGAAGACTTCAACAAGGACAAGATCCGTAAGAGTATCGACCAGATTGGCTTGATGGCTAAAATCTACGGTACAGGTATCGGTGAATTGGTCGTGAAGACTGTTAAAGAGTACATCCCAACTACTCAAGCTATCCCCGGTGTGATGGGTCAAGCAGCCATTGGAGTCGTTGAGAAGGATCGTATCTCTGTCTCGTTGAACCCTATCAACCCTAAGAACTTCTTGTTTGATCCTAACGGTACATCGGTGGATGACTGTATGGGTGTGGCTATTGAGAAGCCTGTGAGCTTGCATAAGATCGTAGCTGGTATGGAGTCGGGTATCTATCGCAAGGTAGACATCTCTCCTTACATGGACGATGACTCTCTAGAGGCTACTCAGGAACTGCGTCAGTACCAAGACGGTAAAGCTACGATGCTCACGTACTACGGCTTAGTGCCTCGTGAGTACTTGATGCAGCTCGAAGGTGACGGTAAGGAAGTTGTAGATCTCTTCCCTGAAGACTCAGCAGCTGATGACTACTCTGACCTTGTAGAAGCTATCATCGTTATCGGTAACGGTTCCTTGCTCCTGAAGGCTGAAGAGAATCCTTACATGATGAAGGATCGTCCTATCATGACGTACCAAGACGATACAGTACCTAACCGTCTGTTGGGTCGCGGTGTCGTTGAGAAGGCTTACAATATGCAGAAGGCCATCGATGCTCAGTATCGTGCCTACCTAGATTCATTGGCGTTGACTACATCGCCCATGATCGCTATGGACGCTACTCGCTTGCCTCGTGGTGCTAAGTTTGAAGTTAAGCCCGGTAAAGCACTGCTCACTAACGGTAATCCATCTGAGATCATGATGCCGTTCAAGTTCGGTAGCACAGACGGTAACGCTCCTGCGGCAGCTCAGAACTTCGAGCGTATGCTCCTCCAAGCTACTGGTACGATGGACACCAATGGCATGATCTCCCAAGTCTCCCGTGATGCTTCCCAAGGTGGTATCTCGATGGCTGTGGCTTCCTTGATCAAGAAGAATAAACGTACTTTGACGAACTTCCAAGAGGACTTCCTGTCTCCTTTCATCAAGAAGGCAGCATTCCGCTTCATGCAGTTCGATCCTGAGCGTTACCCTTCAGCTGACTTGAACTTCGTGCCTACAGCGACTCTAGGTATCATGGCTCGTGAGTACGAACAATCTCAGTTTATTGCTCTCTTGCAGACCTTAGGCCCTAACACTCCAGTGTTGCCTTTGATCTTGAAGGGCGTGATCGCTAACTCTTCCCTGTCTAATCGTGCTGAGATGATTGCAGCTCTTGATCAGATGGCTCAACCTGACCCTCAGGCACAAGAGATGCAGCAAATGCAGCAGCAACTAGCTATCCAAGCTGCTCAGGCACAGATTGCAGTCAATACTACTCAAGCTAAACGCAATGAAGCTGAGGCTATGAACACGATGGTGGAGACTCAGTTGAAGCCTAAGGAAGTTGAAGCTAAAATTATTGCTTCTACGACACAAAATCTTCCTAATAATGATGCTTTAGCTTCACAAGAGTTCGATAGACGTGTTAAAATTGCTGACTTGATGCTTAAAGAGAAAGACATTGAGAACAAATTGAAGGTTGTTGAGATGCAGACTGCTACTAAGAACTCTCAAAAGCAAACTGACAACGAGTTCCTCAAGAAAATTATCGGTGAGTGATGTGAAACTTAAAGAAGTTATTCTTTCCGATGTCTCTACGGAAGCTAAAGTAGCTGCTATAGCTATCCTTTTAGACAAGGAGCTTCCTAAACTAGCGGAATACGTTAACGAAGTTGAGAAACTTCAAGGCCCTCAAGGTCTTCAAGGCCCTCAAGGTGACAAAGGGGCTGACGGCAAGGACGGAATTGACGGAAAAGACGGTAAAGATGGTCTTAACGGCAAGGATGGCGTAGACGGTCAAGACGGTGACAACGGTATTTCAGTTGTTGAGGCTAAGTTGGACTTTGATGACTCCCTTGTCTTGACTTTATCAGATGGAAAAGAGTTAAACGTGGGTGAAGTACGAGGTGAGAAGGGTGATAGAGGCCCTCCCGGTATTACTCAAACGAATATCTACGGTGGTTCAGAGAACCTCGATGGTGGTTTTTACAATTCTAATTACGGCGGTGTTCCTGTCGTAGACGGAGGAAGTCCTTAAATGGCAGTACAATTACAACTTAGACGAGGTACTGCCTCTCAGTGGACTACGGCTAATACTTTGTTAGCTCAAGGTGAACTCGGTCTTGAAACTGACACAGGCAAGCTTAAAATTGGTGATGGTAGTACTGTTTGGACAAGTTTAGCGTATTACACTGCTGGAGCTGCTGCTGTTACCTCAGTTAACGGTCAAACTGGCACTGTTGTCTTAACAGCTAGTGATATTTCAGGCTTAGGTACTATTGCTACTCAAGCATCTAGTAACATCACCATTACTGGCGGCTCAATCACAGGTATTACCGACTTAGCAGTGGCTGATGGCGGTACAGGAGCTTCTACGGCCTCCGGTGCTCGTACTAACTTAGGCTTGGTAATCGGTACAGACGTATTGGCTCCTAACGGTAGCGCAGCTTCTCTCACAAGCTTCCCTACGTTCAACCAAAATACTACAGGTACAGCTTCTAATGTTACGGGTATAGTAGCTGTTGCTAATGGTGGTACAGGTACGGCAACACCAAGTTTAGTGGCAGGTACAAACGTCACGATTACAGGTAGTTTTCCAAATCAAACAATTAACGCAAGTGGTGGTGGCGGTAGCGGTACTGTAACCTCAGTAGCGTTAACTACGCCTACAGGGTTGTCAGTTTCAGGCTCTCCTATAACTACATCAGGTACTCTAGCGTTGTCAATGACTGCTGGTTACGCTATTCCTACGACAGCTAGTCAAGCTAATTGGGATACAGCTTACGGATGGGGTAATCACGCTTCCGCTGGCTATGTAGTCTCAGGCGGCGCATTAGGTACGCCTTCTAGCGGTACATTAACTAACTGTACGTTCCCCACTCTAAACCAGAACACTACAGGCACTGCTGTCAATATTACTGCTAGTAGCAATTCAACACTTACGACACTAAGTTCATTAAGTTTACCGTATTCACAATTATCTGGAACTGTCCCAACTTGGAACCAGAACACGACAGGAACTGCCTCTAACGTAACAGGTACAGTAGCTATCGCTAATGGCGGTACAGGCGCTACAACGCTTGCTGGAGCCTCTATTGTTACCTATTCAGGTACTGAGACTCTCACAAACAAAGATATTGTTGAGCGTGTCGTGAGTATCGCGGATGGTACAAGCATCACCATCAACGCTGATACGACTGATATTGCCACTCAAGCTAATACGCAGACAGCAGGTACTCTGACAATTAACGCTCCTACAGGTACTCCTGTGAACGGACAAAAGATTGTGTTGAGGTTACAATCCACTAACGTGCAGACATTCTCATGGAACGCGATCTTTGCTGGATCAACTGATTTAGCTCTTCCAACAGCTTCTTCAGGGTCTAGTAAGTATGATTACGTTGGTTTTATTTATAACTCAACAGCCTCTAAATGGCAGTTGTTGGCTAAAGTCTTTGGATTCTAAATAAAATGAAGATTGATTTCTCTTTTGATACACAGTACGGCAAGTTTGCCGATGCTATTGTTTTGCCTGATGACCACACACTCACAGACGCTGAGATTGAAGCTATGAAGCAACAGCGACTAGACAACTGGATTGCTGTACTTACTACGCCATCTGAGGAGTAAGCATGGCTGATAGATATTGGAGGGGTGGAACAGGTACTTGGAGTTCAACAAATACCGCAAACTGGTCAACTTCGTCTGGTGGTTCTGGCGGTGCATCTGTACCTACTGCCGCAGATAACGTATTTTTTGACGCAAACAGTAATACAGGAACGGGCGCATTTACAGTCACTATGGCAAATTCGCCAAGGGTCTGTAACGACTTTACAGCGTCAGGTCTTGATGGAACAATGACGCTTGCTGGTACAAGTATTGGTTTGACAGTTTCAGGCAGTCTTACATTTCAAGCTACAAACTTTACCCGTTCCTATACAGGCACAACCACATTTAACGCAACAACAACAGGTAAAACTGTAACTACCAACGGTGTTGCTTTTGGCGGTAGTGTTGTATTTAACGGAGTTGGTGGTGGGTGGACACTAGGAAGTGCTTTAAATGCTGGTTCAAATTCAATTACTGTAACAAACGGTACATTTGATACTTCTTCTAGTGGAAACTATGCTGTCAGTTGTACAAATTTTTCAACCGCTGGTTCAGGCACTAGAACTATAAATTTTAATGCGTCAACAGTAACTATTTCAGCAGCAAACACAAGTGCATTTAACGGAGGCACTCCAACAGGAAGAACCTTTAATGCTGGCACATCTCAAATAAACCTTACAAATAGTTCAACTTCTGGTATTAATTCTGGTGGCTCTTTAACTTTTTACAACGTATCTTTTACATCTACTACTGCTACAACTCTTTCAATAACGGGTGCAAATACATTTAACAATTTAACAATTACAGGTAGAACTTCTACAGGTATTGCAGCAGTTACTCTTTCTTCCGACCAAGTAATCAACGGAACATTGACGTTAGGTGCTGGTACTGCCTCTGCTTACAGGACATTCCTAGCATCAAACACTATCGGCACACCCCGTACATTGACTGTCAATGCTTTAGCGGCTGGTGCTGCTGACATTGACTTTAGAGACATCACCGTTACGGGTAGCGCAGCTCCATTGACAGGTACAAGGTTTGGTGACGCAAAAGGAAATAGTGGTATTACTTTCCCTGCGGCTAAGACTGTTTATTATAGGCAAACCATTTCAACTAACTGGGCAGTTTCTGGTTCAGGATCGTGGTCGGCTACATCAGGTGGGGCGCTAGATGCAACCATGTTTCCATTGGCACAAGATACTGCTGTATTCCCTGCTGCGACATATCCAGCCAGCGGAAATACAGTAACTATCAGCGCCAACTTCAATATTGGCACAATAGATATGTCATTGAGAACGTCAAACACTATGACGTTAGCAACAGGCTCAACTACACCACAAATCTACGGTAACTGGATTAACGGTACTGGTATTACGTTGTCTGGTACTGGAGAAATAACTTTTGCGGGTCGCCAAACACAAACTATAACATCGGCTGGGATAACATTTGCAGGTTCTATTAGTCTATCCAATCTAAGTAATACTGTTAGTATTGTCGGCAATACAGGTTCGGTAGTTGATACAACTTTAAATGGATGTACATTAGATTTAAACGGCTATTCTTGGACTTGCAGCTCATCTGGAGTTTTTTCTACTAGCGGGACATCAAATCTAACTTTCAATGGCGGCACATTACAGTTTAATAACAGTTTTACTGGTAACACTGGATTTACTACAACTCAAGGGTCTAGCGCAGGAAAAATTGTAGCGGGGGGTTCTAATTCTACTTTTAATGGTGGAGGTCTTACATACAACTGCACATTAGAAATATCTTCTTCCACCAATATAACCATATACGGCTCAAATACATTTACAACAATTTCTAATACTGTATCACCGTTAGAAATTATTTTTGACGATCTCACAACTACTACAGTAACAAATTGGAACGTAAACGGGACTGCTGGAAACTTAATAAATATACATCCACTCGGTAGTGCACCTTTTTATCTTTCTAAAGCAAGCGGCGTTGTAAGTTCCGATTATTTGCAGCTTAGTGACTCAAATGCTGCTGGCGGGGCAACATGGTACGCAGGAGCCAACTCGATTAGTTTAGGCGGTAACACAGGGTGGATATTTACTGCTCCGCCATCCGCAACAGCAACAGGTAACTTTTTACTCTTTTTCTAAAAAAAGTACTCAAAAAGTGCTTGACAAATAGTACAAAATAGTATACATTACAGTCTTATTAATTACTAGGTTCTCCGCTATATGGACAAAGAACTACAAGATTTATCGAAATTCTACGATGATGCCTTCGACATGATGTCCACTCAAGGGTGGAAAGATCTCATGGAAGACATCCTCAAAGTAAAGGATAGCTACGACAAACTATCTTCTGTCACGGAAACACACCCTCTAGACTTTCGTCGTGGACAGATGGATATTTTGAACTGGTTATATGGCTTGAAGGAAGCCTACAGCCGTACTTATAAGGATTTGCAAGAGACTGGTGAGGTCTAAAATGCCTCGTCGTATCTATGAATTCTTATGTGAGAACGGTCATCGCACTGATGCTTTTGTAGACGCAGAGTGCCACGCAACTCCCTGTAGGGAATGTGGTTCTGATTCTAAGAGAGTAGTTAGCGCACCTACCATGAAGTTAGAAGGCTGGACAGGCTCTTTTCCGACAGCTTATGACTCATGGGAACGCAAGCGATCTGAAAAGCTCGCCCAAGAAAGAAAGCAGAACTCATAAGTAGCAATACCGGGTTCATATATTTTAAATAGACTCCTAGAACCACATCTTATACGTGGCAGGAAAAGGAATTAGTATATGTTAGTAGATGATAACGAAGATAGTACTGTAGGTGAACTCGACGTAGTTGAACAACTCACCGCACCGCCCAAGATTGAAGAAGATCACGTAGTTGAAGACACAATCCCTGAGAAATACAAGGGGAAGTCCTCACAAGAGATTATTCGGATGCACCAAGAGGCTGAAAAGCTCATTGGTAAACAGGCACAAGAAGTTGGTGAGGTTCGTAAACTTGCTGATGAATTGTTGAAACAAAGTCTATCGAGTAAAACTGCTACACCTACTGAAGTAGAGCCTGAAATTGACTTCTTTGAAGATCCTCAGAAGGCAATTCGTAATTCTATTGACAAGCATCCAGATGTTCTCGCTGCACGACAAAGTGCTCAAGAATTTAAGAAGATGCAGATTCAACAGAAGCTAAGTCAAGAACATCCTGACTTCGGTGCTATTGTTCAAGATCCTGAGTTTGCGGAGTGGGTAAAACAATCTCCCGTTCGCACTCAGTTGTACGCTAGAGCCGATGCTGAGTTTGATTACGACAGCGCAAATGAATTGTTGTCTACCTTTAAGCAACTTAAACAAGTTAAGACGCAGCAGGTAGCGACCAAAGGTAAAGAGACATTGAAGCAGAACTTAAAAGCTGCTACTGTCGATACCGGAGGTACTGGTGAATCATCGAAGAGAGTTTATCGTCGGGCCGACCTTATTCGGCTGCGAATGAGTGATCCGGATCGTTATGAAGCGTTAGAGCCTGAAATCATGCAAGCTTACGCTGATGGACGAGTCCGGTAACAAAGTAAATTTTTAATTAATTGTATATTTAGGAGTATTTAAAATGGGTCTCGGAACATCACATGTAACCACCACAACAGCTAATACGTTCATCCCCGAAATTTGGAGTGATGAAATTGTAGCTGCGTATAAGAAAAGTTTGGTAGCGGCTAACCTCGTCAAGAAAATGAGCTTCAAAGGCAAGAAAGGTGATACAATTCACATTCCTAGCCCCACACGTGGCGACGCTTCTGTCAAGGCTGCATCTACTCAAGTAACTTTGATCGCCGCAACTGAAACCGAAGTGCAAGTTTTGATTAACAAGCATTACGAATACAGCCGCTTGATCGAAGATATCGTCGAAGCACAAGCTTTGTCTAGCCTCCGTTCATTCTACACAGAAGACGCTGGTTACGCATTGGGCAAGCAAGTTGACTCTGACTTGATCAAGTTGGGTCGTTTGGCTCAAGGTGGCGCTGGTGCTCGTTACGCTGGTGCTTTCATCGGTTCTAACGGTACTACCGCTTATGACTACACCACTGACAACCAAGCTGCTTTGACTGACGCTGCAATTCGTCGTTCTATTCAGCGTTTGGATGACTCTGATGTGCCTATGGACAACCGTTTCTTCATCGTTCCTCCATCGAGCCGTAACACTCTGATGGGCTTGGCTCGTTTCACTGAACAAGCTTTCGTGGGCGAACAAGGTGGTAACAACACCATCCGTAACGGTGAAATCGGTGATGTGTATGGCGTTAAAGTCTACGTGTCTACCAACGCTGACACACCTACAGACGCTAACGACGGTTCAGGTACAGCTCAACCAGCACGTATCTGTTTGATGGCACACAAGGACTCTATGGTCTTGGTGGAGCAAGTCGGTATCCGCGCACAGACTCAGTACAAACAAGAATACCTCGGTACTTTGTTTACTGCTGACACTCTGTACGGTGTTGCTGAGTTGCGTGACTACGCTTCTGTTGCATTGGCAGTGCCAACCTAATAATTAGGCTTTATTGATCCCCTCTTCGCGGAGGGGGTCTTTTTTTAGTCTTTCATAATATTAATTAGGAGTTAAATAAAATGGCTGCTGCTACCGCTGTTGTTACCCGTCAAGGTAATGACCAATTCCGTGGTATCTTTTCAGATACGTGGTCTGTTGTTTGTACTTTGAACGCAGATTCTTTGGTTGATGGCGCTGGTTCGTCTGATACTGTTGCCGTTCCCGGTGTTGCCCTCGGTGACATTGTTATCGGTTTTTCTTTTGGTGTTGACTTGGCTGGCGTTACTGCCACAGCTTACGTCAGTGCTGCTAACGTAGTGACTATTCGTATTCAAAACGAAGCAGCCGCTACTGTTGACTTGGCTTCGACTACCGTTCGCGTGGTTATTGGTCGTTTGGCTTAATAGCTAGACTGAAGGGGATCCTCACAAGGGGTCTCTTTTGGTCTATCTACTAGGACAAGATTATATGTTAGCAACTTTTAAATGCCTACTCAGCGGTAATACCGTTACCTTTGAACATCAAGTTGATATTGACTCGATGAAGAATCATCCTGACTACGAGCGCGTGGAGGAGACTCCTGTGGCTGAAGAACCTAAGAAGCCCATAGGCCGTCCAGCTAAGAAGACCGAAGCTAGTGAGGTGGAGTGATCATGGATGACGTTTCCGCTCGTGAATTTGGTCGTCTAGAAGCTCAAGTAGATGCTTTACAGAATGAAGTATCTGATCTACGTAAAGACGTTAAGTGCCTTCTAGAGTTAGCCAACAAGTCTAAAGGTGGTTTCTGGATGGGCATGACCATTGCCTCTTTAGTTGGCGGTGCTATCACATTCTTCATGGATAGAGTATTTAAGTAATAAAGGACACAAGACATATGGCTACAACTACAAAGAAACAAACTAAGAAAATCGGTAAGGTTATGGGTGAGTACAAAGAAGGTACTCTTCATAGCGGTAAAGGTGGCCCTGTCGTTAAAGACAAGAAGCAAGCTATTGCCATTGCCTTGAGTGAAGCTAAAATGCCCATGCGTGGCTCTCGTACAGCTAAGAACAAGATGAACAAGTCTAAGAAAGTTTAATAAGGTAACCAACAATGTCTACATTTCAATTAGATCCTAACCAAGTAGCTTACGGTGTTGCCTCAATAGGGACTACGCAAGTTGCTTCAGTTACTAATACCAGTGCTCAAATGACTGCATTCGGAGCATCTACGACACTGATTCGTATTGCTTGCTCACTAGGTCATTGTCATTATCAAATCGGTACAAACCCTACAGCAAGTATCACAACATCAACCATGATACCCAATAACTCTATTGAGATTATTGCTGTCACTCCCGGACAAAAGATAGCGTTTATTAAAGATGCTACAGTTGCAGCCTCCACAGTTTCTGTTACAGAATTGGTATAAGCGTTATGGCTTTGCCTACTTTTCTCTCTCTCGTGAATGATGTCTTAGTACGTCTTCGTGAGCCTACTGTCTCTACCGTTGCTGAGAACACCCTGAGCACATTGGTAGGAAAGTTCGTGAATGACGCTAAACGTGAAGTTGCTGATGCTTACGATTGGGATGCCTTCAACACTTCCGTGACAGTCACTACAGCAGCTAGTCAATACACTGGTTATACCTTGACAGGTGCTGGTACTCGTTTTCGTGTCACTAACGTACTAGACATCACTGACTACGGTTCATTGTTGCCTACTACTGTCGATATGATTGAACGTAGGGTATATAGCTCTGCATCTCCTCAGAATGCTGATCCTAGTGAGTATGCCTTCAACGGTGTAAGTAGCAACGGTGACGCTCAAGTAATGTTCTGGCCTATTCCAGTAGGTGCTAATAGTATCCGTTTTAGCTTGGTCGTGCCAGAAACTGACATGAGCGCTGATGCGGACACTACTAAGCTTCCTAAAGAGCCTATCGTCTTAGGTGCTCTCGCTAGAGCCTTTGTTGAACGCGGTGAAGATGGTGGATTGTCTAGCTCTGAGTGCTACGCATTGGCTAAGAAAGCCTTGGCTGATGTAATCGCTATTGAGCTGGCTCGTTCCCCTGAAAATGATGCTTGGGTTCCTGCATAATATGGGACAACCTTTACAAGCTTATTCAATATCTGCTCCGGGATTCTACGGATTAAATACTCAGGACTCATCTCTTGATTTGGATAAAGGTTGGGCGTTAGTAGCTAATAATTGCGTCATCGACAAGTATGGTCGTATCGGTGCTCGTAAGGGTTGGACTAAGGTTAATACATCCGTTAACTCAGACTTGTCTACTAACGACATCAAGATGATTGCTGAACTTGTGACTAACGCAGGTGTCAGCTATGTCATCCTAGCGGGTAACAACAAGCTCTTTGTTCAATCTAGCACTACCTTGACTACCTTGACTTACGGTGGTGGCGGTACAGCTCCTACGATCACAGATAGTCACTGGCAAGCTGCTGCCTTGAATGGATACCTAGTCTTGTATCAATCAGGACATGATCCTCTTCTATTTGACCCTGCTGTATCCACTACGACATATCGACGTATCTCCGAGAAGACTGGGTACTTAGGTACTGTCCAAAACAGTAATGCTGTTATCTCAGCCTATGGTCGTACATGGTCAGCTAATACATCTGGAGACAAAGTAACAATTCAGTTCTCAGATCTCCTGAAGCCTTTTGCATTTTCAGGTGGTTCATCAGGTACTTTAGATACTACAACTGTGTGGCCTAAAGGAACTGATAACATTGTAGCTTTAGGCGCTCACAACGGCTTCTTGTATATCTTCGGTAAGAACAATATCTTGATCTATGAAGGTGCAGGTACGCCTTCGACTATGACATTGAGAGATGTCGTCACAGGTATTGGCTGCTATGCGAGAGACACCATACAAAACACTGGTTCAGATTTGATATTCTTGTCTTCTACAGGTGTTCGTAGCGTATTGAGAACAATCCAAGAAAAGTCACAGCCTCTAAATGATTTGTCTAAGAATGTACGTAATGACTTGATTGCAGCCATTCAAGGTGAGGACGTTAAGACAATTAAGAGTATTTACGCACCTATAGATGGTTTCTACGCTATCACTTTACCTGTCTTACGCTCAGCGTATTGTTTCGATACTAAGGCTGTTCTTCAAGACGGTAGCTTGAGAGTAACTACTTGGGATAGTATTCAACCTAAAAGCTTCTGTAGAAAGACTGATGGAACTATCTTGCTCGGTAAGGAAGGCTACTTAGCTACTTACAGCGGCTACTTAGATAATACTTCTACTTATCGTTTCCAGTACTTTACTAACCACACTGACTTAGGTGCTCCATCGGTTACATCTATCCTTAAACGCCTTAAAGTAATTGTTATCGGGGGAAGTAATCAGTACTTGACAATGAAGTGGGGCTACGATTTTAAAAGTAACTATTACTCCTCTAATCAATTAATCCCTGCTCAGGCTGGTGCTGCTTATTACGGAGTTTCAGAGTATAATACCGCAGGTGCTGAATATACTGATGGAACTGCGCTACAGACTCTGACAGCCTATCCAACAGGTAGCGGTAAAGTTATTCAAACAGGTTACGAAGCAGATATTAATGGACTTCAACTGTCCATCCAAAAGATTGAGATACAAGCTAAGAATGGAAAGCTACTATGAGTAATTACACCAAATCAACTAATTTTGCTTCTAAGGATTCACTGTCCTCTGGTGATCCGTTAAAGATCGTTAAAGGCACTGAGATTAACACGGAGTTCGATAACATTGCCACAGCTGTAGCTACTAAGGCTGATCTGAATAGTCCTACGCTTGTGACTCCTGCTTTGGGTACTCCTTCAGCTGCTGTGTTGACAAACGCTACAGGCTTGCCCTTGACTACTGGCGTCACAGGTGTTCTTCCTACTGCTAACGGAGGCACAGGAGGAACTCTACCTGTCGCTAATGGCGGTACTGGTTCCACTACATTGACAGCTAACAATGTATTGCTTGGTAACGGTACAAGTGCTTTGCAAGTCGTAGCTCCCGGCACTACAGGTAACTTGTTAACGTCTAACGGCACTACTTGGACTTCAGCGGCTCCTCCATCTGGAGGCGTAACTTCTCTAGCTGCTGGTAACGGTATTGCTGTGTCTGCTTCAACAGGCGCTGTGACTGTTAGCTTAGATTTTTACACTGGTACGTCTAGTGCAAATACAAGTTACCCAATCGGCTCGTATCTAGCTAACATCGCTAATGGAGATGGATGTGTATACACTCCGCCCGACCTTAACGGAAGCTTTCCGGGTTCTGGACTTAGACTTGCAAGCGGTTCTTTATATTATGGCCCTGCAACTGGGTCAGCCGTTGCTGGCACTTGGAGAAGTCGTGGTAATCAACTTTCCGGCGCTGTTGTGTCAATGGCTCAACGCGTAGCATAAGGAAATCAAATGACACACACTATTGGACACATTACATTTGGTGCAATTAAGAACGTCCGCAAATGTGGGACTGAAGAAGGTGTTTATTACGCTGATATTGAAATTAGCGAAGCAGAAGGCTTTCCAATGGAAACTCATATGTACACCGCTAGGTCTGACGATTATGCAATGACAGGTCGTTGGGTGTATCAGCAAATTATTGGCGGCAACTTTGAAGGTGCGGTAACTCAGCTTTTGCCGTTTGCTGACCCAACAACAGGCATTGTTCCTGCGAAGTTGCAGATTAGTCAAGGTGCTCAAGAGTTGTGACAGTCCACACAGTTATGCCAGCACATCAAATCATCTACAACGGTGCAACGGTTAATGTGTACCACGCAGATAAAGGACAAGGATTACCTCGCCATGAACACAGTTACGCTCATCTGACCATGTGCCATGCTGGTTCTTGTTTGATTACAAAAGAAGGTAAGTCTTTGACGATGACCAAAGACACACAACCTGTTAACTTAGTTGCTGACGGATGGCACGAGATTGAAGCTTTGGAAGACGGTACAGTATTTGTAAATGTCTTCTCTGAAGGCAAGTATTAAAGAAAGTAATAAGGAATAAATATTATGGGTTTTTTTAGTGATATTGCACCAATAGCCTCTCTTGCGGCTGGTGTCTATACAGGTAACCCCGGCCTTATCGCTGGTGGTCTCGGCGCTCTAGGTGCTTCTCAGCAAGGACAAGCTGCACAACAAGGTAATCAACAGGCTGCTCAAGCTGCTCAGTTTAGACCTGTAGGTATCACTAACACCTTTGGTACTTCTAACTTTGGGTATGACGCTAATGGTAACTTGACAAATGCGGGTTATCAACTAGCTCCTCAACTTCAAGGTGCTCAAAACTACCTATTAGGCGGCATTGGTCAGAACTTACAAGACCAAGCTAACATTCAAGCTATGGGTCGTCAGTACATGGCTCAGTCTCCTCAGGAGCAAGCACAGCAGTACATTGCTAACCAGCAAGCTCTGTTGCAACCCTTACGTGATCGTCAACTAGCTGCTCTTGGTACTCAGAACTATAACCAAGGTACTACTGGCTTGTCAGTCGCTCAAGGCGGTACTTTACAAGCTGCTAACCCTTATGCGTCTGCTTTGTTTAATCAGATGGCTCAACAAGATCTCGCATTGGCTGCTGATGCTACTAGAGCTGGTCAACAACAGTATCAATTTGGTCAGGGCTTATTGTCTAGTGCTTATCAGCCTTACACAGCTGGCTTGAATGCCGCAGGTGCTACTGAAGCCTTGGGACAACAGCCACTGGATATCAGTGCTCAACTTGCTGGACGTAGTGCTACTGCTGGAGCTAGGGCGGCAGACTATTTAAAGAATGCAGCAGCGTATAGTCCTTCTGGAGATTTCTTCACAACAGTTTCTAAAAACCCTGCTCTGATGCAAGGAATAGGAAGTGCGGCATCCGGTTTATGGGACAGTTTTGTCAATCCGTATACTGTAGACACTTCAGGTATGGGTTTAGGAACATGGGGCGGAGTTGATACAAGTCTGTACGGCGGCGCTAACGGCGTATCTATTCGCTAATTAAAAGGAACAATAATGGCAGCAGATTCTATTGTAGGTGGGATGTTTTCCACTCCTGAGCAATACCAACAGTCTCAATTAGCGCAACAACAAGCAAACGCTATTGAACTTGCTCGTTTAACACCTGAGCAACGTGCTTCGGCTAACATGCAAGTTGCCGCTTATCAGGTTGGCGGCGGTTTAGCAAGTGCCTTAGGCGTTGAAGACCCTATGTTGAAGCTTCGAAGTATGCGTCAAAGCCTCGCACAAGGTAAAGATTTATCTTCCTACGAAGGTTGGGCGAACTATGCTAAAGAGTTGAGTCAGAACAACGACATCCAAGGTGCTATGGCAGCTGCTGAAAAAGCTAAAGGATTCCAAAAGACAGGACAACTTCAATCACGTGTACAAGCTTTGATTAACAAAGGTGTTGCAGCTAACCAAACAGAAGCTGAAGCTATTGCCTCTGACGATGCGGCTTTCCGTGAAGCTATGGGACTAACTCGTACAACTCCTACACAACAGTTGGAAAAAGACTTACAAGCTCAGGCGGCTAAGTTGTATCCCGGCGATACAGCATCTCAAGTGTCTTGGATTAACCAACAAAAGGAACGTGGCAAAGCCCCTACTGATGCTGAAGTGCAGGATATTGCAGAGACAACTCAAGCGAATAGCATGATTAAAGCTCGTATTTCGGAAACAGATAAGTATCTTTCTATGGTTAGTGGCCCTAAACCTCAAGTTACTTTTGGCCCTCTATCTAATCTTACAGCGGCTGCTGAAGCTACAGGTTTCTTTGGTGAACCCGGTAAGAACACTCAAGAACAAGACAATATTCGTTCTTATTTGACTTCTGGTGTAAACGCTGTCCTTAACGCAGCCAAAGGTGTTCAAGCTAAGGATGACGCTACTCGTGCTAAAGATGAAATTCAAGGCTATCTAAAGTTGAATACTAATGCGGGTGCTCGACAAGCTCTTGAACGTCTAAAGAAAGCACAAGAAGATGTGCTAGAATCTAATAGGATTTACTTACAGACACGTGCTCGTCGTACTGCTCTTCCTACCGCAGGTGGCGGTGCTTCTCGACTTGATGAATTATTGAAACGTGCATCACCTGAGCAACTCAAAGCTGTTGGTCGTTAATTAAGGAATAATATGGCTCTTAGTGAACAAGAGTTTGCAGAACTGCAAGCACTCGTAGGTGGATCTACGCCTACAAAACCTTCTACTCCTGTGTCTTCCGTTGGTGGTGGACGAGGTGTTGCTCAATTAGGAACAACATCGCCTAATCAACAGATTGCTGCTCAAAGACAATACCAACAAGAACAACAACTAGCAGCTCAAAAGAAAGCGTTAGAAGAACAAGGCTTTTTAGGGTACACAGCAGGTAATGCCCTTGATATCTTGACAGGTCGGGGCCAAGGTAATATTGCTTCTAACCTCGTTACTGGCGGTATTACACGAGCTGCTGCGGCTTTAGGTAGCCAACCTGCCCAGAGAGAACTTGCTCAAGCTGAGATGAATGCTCGTCGTGAGAAACAGCTTCAAGAAGAATTGTACGGCCCTCAAACCTTTGCTGAAAAAGTAGGCACAGGTATCACCAATGTGGCTCGTTACGCTACTCAAGAACCTAGCCTGTTTACCTCTCAGCTGGTTTCTGGTTTAGCTGATCCCGCTGCTCTGGCTTTAGGCGGTCTTGGTGCTCCTATTAAAGGCGCAGGTACGTTAATGAATGTCGGACGAGCTGTAGGAGGAGGAGCTGTAGGCACGGGTGCTGAATCTCTTGCTCGTTCCTTTGGTCAAGGAGCTACCGATTTAGAACAAGCAGCACAAGAGGCCGCTACTGGTGGTATTGTAAGTGGCGGATTGTACGGAGCAGGTCGCGCTGTGTCTGGTACTACGGCAGCTGCTGCTACGCCTTTTACAGCAGTCAAAGAAGCTTTGTCTCCTTTAAAACAACCGATTCCCAAGCCTATTGCTGAATTGATTACAGCTAATGGAAACGTAGCTCAAACATTTGATGATCTTGCTACCTTGAAGAAATTCTACGGTGAAGACTTCAAACCCAACTTAGCTGAACTTACCAAAGAAGTTGCTGTTATCGATCGCGCTCAAACAGCTGCAAAGAACGATGTTAATGCTATTTTGTCTTTACGTGCTAATCGTACTGCAACAGAGGAAGCTTTTAACGCAAAGTTAAACTCTTCGTTCCCTTCATCTGACGCTGTTTTAGACACCTTTGGTAAAGACATAGCTAAACAAAATCGTGTTCTCGAATCATCTATTGCTGCTCAAGAAGATGCGTTGAAAAACATTACAGCTAAGTTTAAAGCAACTGGAGGCGCTTCTATTCAAGAATTAGGTGCTGCTACTCGTGAACTTCGTGATAGTATCAAAAAAACTAAATCTGATTATTGGCAAGAAGTTTTTAAAGAGTTCAAGACAAAAGGAGATGCTGAACAAATTTCCATGTCTCCTGAAAACGTAGGGGCTGTTTACGAGTCAGCCAAAGCTATCCCTGCGCCTGTATTGGACAGTTTCGACCCTAAAGTCAAACAACTTATCCGAGATTTGGATAATTATGTTAGTCAAACCAAGTCTCCTTTTGCTGGCGTAGGTGTTGATACAAGACAGAATACTTACGGGGCTATTCCATTTAGCGTCTTACATGATTATTCAACAGCTCTAAATAAAGAGTACTCTAAAGTGTACCAAGCAGCTTCTATGGGAAACCCAGAAGCACGTGTAATGCTCAATCAAGTACGTACAGCTAAAGATGCTTTAGATAAGGGACTGTCTACCCTTCCCGGAAAATTTGGTACGTCATATTTGGAAACTAAAGGCAAATATGGTCGGGAGTTCATGAACCCTTTCTACGAGGGTTTTGGTGGACAATTAGGTAAACGTAATCGTTTTGGTGAGTCTATTCAAGATTCTGATGTAGCTGCCAAACTGGTATCTAAGCCTGAAAACATCCAAGACTTCTTACGCTTGAATGACAATAGCCCAGAAGCTCAACAAGCTGTTCGTGAGGCTTTGATTCAAAAGTTCTTGAAGTCGGAAAGCGTTATCAATGCTGACGGATCTATTAAGCCTGAGAAACTTCAAGCTTTCTTGTATTCAAATACAGATAGTTTTAAAGCTGCGCCAGAAGCCCAACAAGCTTTTCAGAATCTTCAAACTAACTTAGATCTCTACATGAAATCTAAGGCTGACATGGAAGTTCGTAAAGCTTCTATTGCTGATGCAGCTACTACTCAACTGTTGAAAAAGACCCGTCTTGAAGATGTGTTCAATACCAATGAGTCAGGAGCTTTTGCAAAACCTGAAATGCTTACAAAACTGCTTCGTACAGCTGAAAAAGACAAGACAGGTGCTGAAACAGCTGGTATTCAACGAGCTATGATTGAAGCTGCTCAAAAGTCCCCTAACCCTTCTGAATTTATCGCTAAGAATAAAGGCGTTTTTGACCAAGCTTTTACAGGACAACACGCTCAAAACTTAAAGATGATTGAAAAAGGTCTGGATGTTCTTGAGACTAAACTGAATGTAACGCCCGGCACAAAGATTACTAACTACAAAGGTTTAGCTGTTGAGCTTGGCGTAGCTGGAGGCTTAGGTTTTGTGTCTCCATTTTTATCCGCTGGCTACATTGTACTTTCCTCTGTTGTGCAGTACTTAAAAAGCCGTAAAGATAGGATTGAGAACTCAGCTTATGTGAATGCCTTGAATAATCCTGAAATTGCTAAGGAACTTCTTGTCAACATCAATAAAGCTCAGTCTGCTATTGCATCAGGTAAACAAGCTTCCATAGACTCTGCGGCAGCGGCTTTAAGGCAGACTTTGTTGAATAACGGGGTTGATATTGGAATGCAGCAACAAGGTGAGGCTACTCAAGTGGCTCCTATGCCGGAGACAACAACTCAGCCAGTAACTCAACAAGAACAGCAACCCGCTTCTCAAGGTTTGTCTGATACTGAGTTTGAAGAGTTAAAGAAAGAGCTTCAGAAGTCTAAACAACCTCAGAAACAACAAGTATCGTCTATCATTGAAGATGAGGCTACTCGTTTAGGTATTCCTGAATACGTAGATTTGTTGACTAAGTTAGCTAAACAAGAATCAGGCTTTAAGCAATCAGCAGTGTCTCCTAAGGGCGCTATTGGTGTGATGCAACTCATGCCAGCAACTGCTCAAGAACTAGGTGTTGATCCTAACGACTTAGAACAGAATGTACGTGGTGGTGTTCGTTATTGGGCTAAACAGTTGAGGTTCTTTAATGGTGATGTACGACTAGCTACAGCAGCTTATAACGCTGGAGCTGGTAATGTTATCAAAGCTGGTAATCAAGTACCTAACTTTAAAGAAACTCAGAACTACGTGGCTGCTATTGTAGGATAAGATGCCTCTAATAATCCTTGCTGGTGCTCTCAAGGCTGTTGAGGCTATCCAGCAGGGATGTGAGCTTTATAAAGAATATAAAGGTGTAGTCCTTAAAGCTAAGGAGACCTTTGATGAGGCTAAAGAGCACGTAGATGAAGTACTAGGTATATGGGAGTTCATCAAGAGTAAGCTGTTTCCGTCGAAGGAGCCTGATAAGCCTTCAGTGACGGAAACTCCTACTGTTAGTAGTACACATAAAACTGTACAAAAGCCTAGTAAACGTGTATATACAAGTGAACAGGACATCAAGGCTGACTTGATAAAGAACTTGAAAGTGTTCTTTAAGGCCATGATAGCGATAGACAAGAAGATAGCTGAACAACAGTTACGAATAGATACTCAGTACATTGAGCCTGATGAGCTATTAGATGTCTCCTTGGACTTAGTAGTTGCTAAGAAGGAGATGGAGAAAGCTCAAAAGGAGATTAGAGAGGTGATGATCTACCAAAGTCCTCCTGAGTTAGGTGCACTCTATAGTGACGTAATTGAAATGTTTGGAATAGTGCAAGAGAAACAAGAAATAACGCACTTGTTAACAATAAAGCGCAGAAAAGAAGAAGTATTAAAGAAAACTCAGTCAATTAATAAGATACGTAAACGGATAGGATTGGTCATAGTAATGGCTATATTGGTACTGGAAATATGGGGACTAACAGCGGCAATTCTTCTAGCGAGACACTCTACGTAAGCTTCCTCGTGTTGCTTACCTTGTTGTTCTGCATCATCTTACCTTTTGAACTCTACTTATACATTATCGTAAAGGACGCTGTAGCGGCGTGTAAACCACAATGAACGACATACTATCAGGTCTTTTAAAGAACGTAGCACCCGGTCTAGCCACTGCTGTTATGGGGCCTATGGGTGGCATGGCAGTCAAGGCTATAGCGTCTAAGCTAGGCATTGAAGATACTGTTGAGGCGGTGACTGCACACCTTCAGGCCAACCCTGATGCAGCTTTGAAGCTTCGGGAGTTAGATCTCAAAGAGTTGGAATTAAACAACGCTAATACAGATAGTGCTAGGAAGATGAACGCTGAAGTGCAGAACTCAGCTAATGCGTCTTGGTTAGCAAAGAACATTGCATATTGTATTGACGTAGTAATTGTTACAAGCACTATTGGTCTTACATATATGTTGATGTCTCAGCAAGTACCAGCAGACAACAAGGAACTAGCTCTTATGGCTTTTGGTTCTCTTGTTACCCTGTGTGGAACTGTTGTGAATTTCCATAGAGGCTCTTCTCAGGGCAGCAAAGATAAATCGAAAGGTGTTTGAATGAAAGAACAAGTTATATTTGAAATTGCTAGGATGATTGCTAGGACTTTAGCTTTTGTGATGGTTGCCATGACTGTGACATTGTTAGGTGCTATGTTTCTTCCTAACAGTGTTGTAGACAACAAGGACATCTTCCCGATCATCGCTCCTGCATTCTCCACGATTGTAGGTGGCTTTATCGGCTGGCTTGCAGCTATCAAGATGAACGGTGATGAGGAGAAGACAAATGACCCAGCTATCTGAGCACTTTAGCCTTGAAGAGGCTACCTACAGTGAAACTCCTGTACGTAACGGTATCGACAATCAACCTTCTACTGTCCAACTTGAGAACATGAAGGTAGCAGCTCAGAAGCTAGAGCAACTGAGAGCCGTTACAGGGCCTCTGAAGATTAACTCTTGGTTGCGTCTACCAGCCGTTAACGTGGCTGTTGGAGGCTCTAAGGTGTCCTCTCACATGGACGGATGGGCTATTGATGTCTCCTCATCTAAGCTGACTCCGATTCAGCTATGCAAAGAAGTCCAGAAGGCTGGTATCAAATTCGATCAGATGATCCATGAGTTTGGTCGCTGGATGCACATCAGCTTTGCACCTGAGATGAGACAACAAGAGTTGACTATCTTCAAACCTGAAGGTAAATACAAAGCAGGTATCCTCACTGAAGAGGAATATCACAATAAAGCCTAATTGACTCATAAACGAGTCACGAAGCCCTCTAATGTATCGTTAATGAGTCATTAGAGGGCTTTTCTGTTTCTATACGAAGAGGATTGCCATTGTGAAGAATCCTAGATGTATCAGGATAGCGTTAGCCATCTCGTATTCATCTTCGCCTGTCTCAACAACAGCTTGCTCAGTATGTTGAATACCGACTACGAAGCCTCCAGACCATGAGAAGTCTACAATCATTACCAGTGCCTCCAAGTGTTAGCAATTATGTGAGCGCAGGTGATCATCTCGACCACCCGCATGAGAACATTTGCGTACTTAAATTTCGCAAACACCGGCAACACAGGCAAGCATTTGAGCGCCTTCCACATTATCAGTATTCTCTACCATTGATTCCCAGTCGATGCTCGTGGGCGTGTTAGCCAAGGCTTCCTCGTATTGTTCCTTGGTACAGGCTTCGTAGGGCGCTTGGCGATAACTTCCTCCGTCTAGTGGCAAGAAAGAAACACCTGTAATCTCGTCAAACTTTTCCCACACCCATGAACCCACTTTAGGCCACTCATGTTCGTTAACAGAGATTGTAACAGACGGTTTATGTTCTGTCCAGTGGCGCTGGAATGTCAACCACAAGTCCAAGTGTTCAATAGCACTCAAGTCCTCACGTAGACGAGCACCCTCAGGTGTCTTCATCGGGAAGGAGAAGATAGCTGTTGACTCAGGCTTCATCACA